GCCACTGATATCAGCGGCATATACTCCCATAACCTCCTTATGGAGCGCCACCTGGCCATTACATGCGTTATGTAACGCGGTAACATCAGCGGATGAAAACGCGGTGGCACTGTTTTTAAAGGCGCCGATCTGACGAATTTTTCCGGCTGCATAATTCTGCATTGTGGCAACTTCCGAAAAGTCGTATGCGCCACCAGGTACAGCGAAAAATCCCAGGTAAAGGTTACCCTTTGGCTGGCGCCGGAAAAATTCGCTAATATGATAGTGGTAAATAGCCTGGGCACTTGCTACGCCACCAGTAAACTGGGTGGTAGTAGCCGCAAGGGTTGCGCCCTGGCTGATTGTGGTAACTAATTTGGTTCCCGTATTCAGATATACGCCATATTTTTTAGGCGCTGTAATGGCTACAGTTCCGGTGGTATTCACGGCGGTAAAACCGTGGTTAACCGTTCCGGCGTTGATTATGGCTGCAATTGCTGCGCCCACGGCTGTGGCATTGGTTTCAGTCGATGCTTTGGTATATGTACCCAGGTCGACCGTGCCAGTGGGTGTAACGACCGAGTTATTAATCGTGTCGCCATTGGTTCCGGCGGTGGTGATCGCGACGCTACCGGCGGCCGCTGTCGCGTCGCTGTAGTCGGATTTGATGCCCAGGGCCTCGGCCTCGGCTACGCTAAACACCTGCTTAACGCGGCTGGCTGTAGTAAATCCGCTGGGTAACGTACCAGTGTAAAACATCATTCCACTGATATGATCCTCGTTCGGAAGTGGGCGACCCAGGCCACCCTGGCCCAATATAAATACTATGTTATTTAGCGACATTCGCAAATGATTTTAATAGGGTGCGGAAAATCTGTTTCCAATGGCTTAAAATTCGAGCTTGCCGCCGTTTGGGTCCGTTGGCTCCTCCAGCTCGTCCCCCTCGGTTTCTGCCGCCAGGTTCGGCTCGTCGCTGTCCTCGTCGATAATGGTAACGGCTGCAAACCCTTTGCGTTTATGAAAATGGTATTCACCGTCTGCATTAAAGTACGCTACCTTAACGTGTGGGTGGTGTTCTTTAATGACCTCGATCGCTTTAGCGACTTTATCGTTAACCTTTACGGTTGTTTGAACGGCTGGCGCCGCTTTGGCGGCCTTATTGTCTTTTTTAGTTGCCATCTGGCTGTGTTTGTTTGGTTTGAAAAATTAGGGTACGGATTAAATAACGCCGGTGGATAAGTCCGGCGTTATTTCCGGGTTTTTCAAAGGATGGATATTTTCTTATGCTCCGATAGCGCGGCCGGTTTCTACCCAGCTTGTGCCGTCAAAACATGCGGTATAACTTGCTTGCTTGCTGGCAGTAACCACAATGGTGGCAGCCGATCCAGTCAGGCCAGTGGATAAGGTCACGGTACGGTTTGTGCCATCTGCGTTAAATAACAGGGTCAACTCGTCGCCGATCTGTGGGCGGGTTGTTTCGGCCGTGATTGTCAGGGCGCCAGTTAACTGTCCTACCTTAACATAGGTTTTGGCGGCAGATAATTTTAACGCGATCGTAGCCGCGTATGCAGGTGCCTGGTAATCTACGGTTATGATCCGGCCGGTATTGTCCTCATTGGGCTTTGAAACCGAAACCGGGTAACGTGCATTTGTAGACATTTCGGAAAAATTGAATGAGTTATAAAAAATGGGGCACCCTTTCGGGTAACCCCGTTTATGTTAGGCTGTGATGGATGTGTAAAGGACAACTTGGTCGGGGAAACCGCTTTGCGTGTCCATTTTAAACAATCCCTTTACGAAATACAGCTCACTGTTTGCCTGGAGTTTAGCCAGTTGGAGCTGGTTATCGGTAACGCTGTTGATACCCACCCATAAGTTACTCGAAATGTCGGGGGCAGCGATACAAACCACGATAGTATTATCGGGTATACCTGCCAGCGGCACGAACTCGTAACCTTTGTAACGATCCACTGAACGCTCGGTGGTGTCGTTGTTTTTATAGGTGTTGGTAACGGTCAGGAACTCCTCATACACCAGTTTGGTAGCGTATGACACCATGAATTTCAGACCCATCTTACCGTAACGGAATAACAGGGCTTTGGGCACCAGTTTCAAACAACGGTTAAGAGCGTCGCCGATGTTTTCCTGTCCACCTCCAGCGGTTCCGCTTACGAGCGTGGCCGGTGTTGATACCAGGATCGTGGTGTTATCGTCCAGTAAACGCTTGATAAGGCCGTCGAAATAGAAGTAAATCGAATCACCAGCGGCGGCGCCTTTGGTGGTGGGGTCTACTGCTGATCCATCGGGTGCATACTGGATACGGCTACGCCAGATAGCGAACTCGAAAAATTCGTTCAGGCGCAACATTGTTTGCATCATCATAAATGCCTCAATTGTCTGTGGCAATTGACGCGCTAACAGTGATGGGCTTTGCTGCTCTGCATACCAGTGGGCCTCGAAATCACGCGGGTTAAACTCGAAATAGAGCATTAAATCCAGCGGGGTCAGGACCTTTGCATCCACGGTTACGGTCCCGTAACTGGTGGGTGTCGCTTTCCGGCGCTGGATAAAGTTGGTTACTTCCAGGCGGGGTATAGTGTGCGACTTTTTGATGTTATCCTGTACGTACACGCATCCCTTTTGGATCGTGTCGGCGCCAACAACGGCGCGGGTAATCATGTACGACGCTACACTACCGGCGTACGATGTATCGTTTAAAACTATTGCCTCCATATGATACGGATAAAAATGTGTTTAAATAGGGTTGTTACAAATCAGGCGAAACCAATTATTTTACGTTAATGCCGAGCAAACGGTTTTTAATGGCCACCATTTCGATCGCTGCCTGGTTCTCCAGAATCGTCTTTGCCTCGGCGCTGCTATCCACCTGTATGGTAGTCGCGTTTTTATTTACGGGCAAACTTTCCAGCAAATCCTTTGTACCGTCGTAATCGGTGGTAGCTTTTTCGGTCCACTTTGCAATGGTTCCGGCATCGTTTTTAATGGTGCCCAACTTTGCAGCGGCAGCGACAAGGGCCTGGGCCTTTATCTTTTTACCTTCAGTTTCGGCGGCTGTGATCTGGTTCTTTAACGTAGTGATCTCGCCGGTTAACTTAGTTTTATCCGCCTCTAGGGCTGTAACCTGGTTACGCACCGTTGCCAGGTCGCCCTCGGCTTTTGTGGCGCGGTTTTCGATGGCGGTAATGCCTGCCAGGATCGCGTCCTCGCTTGCTTCCGGGTTTAAGTTCAGCCTGTTGGCTATGCGTTTGAAATCCATATTGTTATTTGTTTTTGGCAGAATTGAGTTAAGGATCGCCGTGGCCTCTTTGAAATATGCCTTTACGTCGTTTCTGGCGGCCGCTGGCGCTGTTCGTTTTTTGTTATAGTCTCCAGATACCTGGATACTGTCGCAAAGTTTAAGGTCGAGGGCTTCCTGGGCTAACATAAACGGTTCCCTGCGCATCATTGCCATTACATCGTCCTCGGTCATCCCACACCGTTGGGCTATCATGGTCACGATGCTGTCGCGCATTGCTTTCAGGGCGTCGGTGTTTTCGCTTCCAAACGGATTATGGTACATCAAAATACCATAATCGCACATGATCCGCTCCCGCCCAGCCTGGAATATAACGGCGGCGATACTTGCGGCCATCCCTACGCAAACCGTATTAACTTTTGTCTTACTTTGCAGTATGGCGTTATATATGTTGTAGCCATCCAACACGATGCCGCCGGGTGAATTGATCCAGACGTCGATACCCTCTTTACCCATGCTGTCCAGGGTCATTAATTCGCGGGCGAACTGACCACCGTTTATACCATAACCCTCGTCCTCGTCGTAACCGATGTGCTTATCGATCAACATAATAGGACGGGCCACCGTTTCGTCGACTACATAAAGCATATTGTTAAATGGGTAATTGAGTGCATTAAAATTACCCACGTGTGGAAAATAGTTTAGTATTTCGCAGCGAAAAAATTTGGAGCGTATTACGCGGCGTATTACATTTGTCAAAATTAAAAACTATGGACAAGCAAAAATTTGACCGCGCAGCCGAGTTGCAGGCGGCTATAAAGGAAAATAGCGACCTATTAAATGACTGGAATAACGCCACTGGATTTAGTTCTAATGGCGTTAAGGTATTACTGGCCACAAATCGGGGTGATTCATTTTGGATACGATCGGTTGACGGCACTTTCGAGGTATTAAAGGCTGTTGCCATTCAAAGCCTAACCACTAGGCTCAAAAATTTACAAACTGAGTTTGATAACTTATGAGAAAAAAGAAAGGTCCGCGATCAGCGGGCAATTTTAAACCAGACAAACGTTACCATAACATGGCCTCAACATACTACGACTGGCACCTCGCCAGCTCACAAAATAGAATGCAACAAAAACCGCTTTCAGTTGACGCTGTAAGGGTTGCTAAATACCATTATAAGAATGGTCTGGTTCTGACATTTTGCGCCACAACGGGCAAACAGCTTGCTATTTTGCTGGACGATCGGGACGCGACAATTATTAAAAAGCAAATCCTCGGGATCATGCCGGACGACGAGGTTACACGCCTACGCGTGGCCATGACCTGTATAACCAATATGGCAAAACGCTTGCGGTATACCACCCATACCCAGCACCATATGGAATTGATCGAGGCGATAATGGAAACGGCAGGATCATGGCCGGAAATAGCCGAGCAAGCGATCGACGCGCACGCATTGACCACAAGGGTGGAACAATTGGAGAACCAGGTCAGGGATATGCGCGAAACGGCAAACCAGCTCGTCGGTATACAGGCGTGGATCGCTGACGAGGATATGAAAAAGCACTGTACAAAGTGTATTGATAAACTAACAAAATAAACTAATGAACGACAAACAAAAGCAACACCTGGCGCCAGGATCAGATTATTTACTGTCGCTATCTTCCATCATGGGTAAAAAAGTGGTGGATTTACATGGCTTTATTTCGTATCATTTCGGTGGTGATACTCCTGTTTTTTATGTTACAAAGGTTGTTTTCGAGGATGGGACCGAACACTGGCTACAAGGTGAGCACGATATCGCGTATATACCCGCCCAGGACGACGGCACCCCATTAAGTGAGGATAATTTAATGGCAATTGAACCACTAGAGGACGAGGACGACGACGAACCCGATATGTTCGCCCAGGGATACCCAGACGACGACGCCGAGGAGGAGGACTGGGACGACGAGGATAACGACGAGGATGGCATAGAGGACGACGAGGTGGACGCGGAAATAACGCGCCGTATTCAGGACGAGCTGGACAAAGAGGACGACTAATACGAATTTTTAGAGGCCACCGATCTGGTGGCCTTTTGATTTTTAAAGTACAGGGTTAGGGCCTCGTTCACGATCTCGCCCTGGCTTTCGCCGGTGGCTTTGCTTTGGGCTTCCACCTTTGACTTATTGCCAGGGTCGACGTGGGCGGTGATCCTGTTAGTGTATTTGTACTTGCGTTTTGCCACGTTTTCCATTATGGGAGTTTAAGGATATAGTAGAACAAATCGAGTGACTGAGCGTTACCTGATGCAGTTGTACCTATTGAAAAGTACATTTTCGAGTTATCCCAGTAACCCAAATGATGCACACACATGAAATTATCATTGAACCCGCCCCAATCGGTGTGCCCCTGGTTGCCTATCTGAAGTACAGGCAATATACTTCCGGCGCCGGATAAATCTATGGGCCAATTGTGCTGATATGCCGTTAACCCGTTGGTGCTACCTGCTAAACGAGTGGTATATCCGTCGCCAGGATCGGTATTAAGGTCGCCTAAAAACACCTTTCGATAGTATAACACTGGACTGGGTAACGCTGGCGATGTATTGGTCACTGAGAAATTTGGAAACGCGCCGCCGATGCTTATACCGGCGCCTGAAGTTATCGAAACATCCGGCCGGTTTGCGTTGATCCGCTGACCGTCGACGTAATTCGATATACCACTACCGGCCAAGTCGGCCATTACCTGCACCTTACGTATATCATGCACATTTCTTGGCACGCCATCGTTAAACTGCACACTGTCCGCATTCACGCCGGTAAATTGGGTGGTCACGATCTTACATACAGCCACCTGGGCGCCTGCTAATGTGAAATTAGCCGCGTCGACCAGATAAACTTCGCCGTTATAAAATACGCTCCCGGCTGATATGTTGTAATTTGGGAATGTTCCGGTATTGATAAGACCATTTAAAATATACATGGTCCCGCCGTTGTAATTCGATCCTGCCAGGGCCTTTACCGCTTCCGCGATCGCCTCAGTGTAGGCGTTTTGGATGTGGTCAAGTGTACCGGATTTTACCGGCATAGCGATCGAGGTCGTTATGGCTGATGTATTGAGTTTACGCATGTGTACAAATCAGGGTTATAGATTAAAATACTAATATGTTGCTACTGAGTATGTGATCCCGCCGACGACATACTGATCGGCAAAGTTTCTTATAATACGTTCCCGGTTTGCCGGGTCCACGTCCAGGGCGTTATATACAGCCAATGGCACGAATATGGTCATGTTTGTGTACGCCGCGAAACTGTACGAGTTGACCACGAACTCGCTGGACGTGTTATAGTATACCTTGCTACTTTGCACCTCAGTATCCCCGACCAAAAAAACAGATGTTGGTTTAGGGTTTATGGCGATATAAATGTCGCTTACGTTGTTAGGCTGCCTGAATGTTGTGCCAAAATACTTGTTTAGGGCATAGGTTAATATGAGCGTATGACCGTTATACTTCAGGCGCTCCAGGACACCGATAAAATTATCTTGTACCTTGCTCCAGTACGTGGTGTTTAACGGATCGTTACCCAGGTTGCCATTTACCTGGCTTTCGTATACTGAATAGCGATACAGCACCAGGTCGCCCTTTGCATACGTCGTACTGTTAAGGTATGGCGGCGCTGTACTTCCGTTCCGGTATGAATTGAGGCGAATGTCGACAAGCCACTGGAGCGGGCGCAACATTGCAGCCACCCACCTGGTCATAAAGTTACCACGTTTATCAGGTGGGAGTAGTTGCTGGCCTACATTGGCATAATTCACATCGTACAGTCCCATGTGTTACTATTGTTTTGTTGTTAATAGTTCCCATTCACCGGATACAATCACGCCAATTTCGTCTAATGATTTAACTATCCGGCGCTTAATCCTGGCTACTTCCTTTTGTCGCCACTTCCAATATTTTTTATATCTGGGTTTACTCATTTTTTACGTTTCTTTTTGGGTGGCATCCTATTTGATCCTTTGCCAAATTTTAGTTTGTGTTGTTGCTGGCTAAATTCCCACGGCCGTCCTGCCGGTGATAGCATTGCCAGGCTGATCGGTTTGCCCTTTGGCATGTGGTGGGCGTTCAGGGCTGCCTGTAATTTGGTTTGTATCTCGTCGATCGGCATACCTGTTTCGAAGTTGATCTTAACCATTTCACCCCACACACGTTTTATTTCATGCCCTGGTAGCCATCCACCATTTACGTGGGTTATTGCATGGCCCCAGTCGACACCCTCGAAACCGGCGCCAGCAAGTACGAGTATGGCCTTTTCGTCGCCCGCCTTTGCGTATTCAATTAATCCTTGTTCTGTCATGTGTTTGCTGTTTGTTTGTATTTTAAAAACGGGTGGGAGGATTGGCAGCTTATAAAATATATGCGGCCCTCCCCGCCTTTTACGGCCCCGTTTTTATTGTGAAATGAATGTTAACGTATCTGCCAGCGTTTGCCCTGCTGTATCTTCACTGATCGCATACCCTGCAATGGTGGGCCATAAGCGGCTGGCTAATGCCTGGCCTGAAACGAGCGCCGTACCGCTTCCGAACGCTGTGGACTGTGCCCTGGCGGTCACATTTTGGAGAATAACATCGGTTACGCCACTTACATCGAGAATCGCCTTTTCCAAATCGCTGACCTTTATCTGGCCGTTAAACGGTATGCCTGCCAGGTAGTTGTTAATGGCTAAAATTACATTACTTTTTATAACTGACGAAAACAAACCAGTGTAATATATTTGGGCCTGTACGAAAAGTCGATCAGCCAGCAAGCTAACGATGTTATACTGTATACCGGCGACGCCTATTTGATTGAAATAACTAACAAGCGCGTCCAGCTCCAGGGATGCCAGCGCGGTCGGCGGGTCCTGCTTTGCCACTTTAATGGTTACAACGTTCGCCAGGTCGGTCGTTACGCTGCATCGGGTCACGATACGGAGCGACGGGTCCACGATCGGATACTGTGGCGCCAGGTTAATTAACTGGATCACTTGCGGCGTGGTCGAGCTATACTGGAACTTGAACACCTGGGCCTGTATCCATTGTGGTGTACCTGGTGCAGCCTGGGAAACAAGGGTTTCCACCTCGACCTTGTTTTGGTCCATCAATTGCTCCAGGATGGCAATTGCAGCGGCCACAATCCAGGCCCATAGGCGCCAGATAGCGCGTTTACTTACACTGGTTAACTGAGTGCTGAGTGTAGGGTCGGCGCCCACGGCGTCGGTGATCTGGGTATTTATTACGGATATTTCTCGGGCCATATTATGGTGTTTCTATTATGTAGTTTTTAGGGTCGATAAATACCGCCTGTATATCCGGCGTGGTCGGCGGTGTAGTTTGCGTATACTCTTTGGCGCCCTTGCTGTCAACAAATGAGCAAACAAACTCGATAATGTAATGGTAAATATTTGTATGGTCCATATCCTGCACCTCGTTTACCTTCATAAGACGGCCACATCCTGGCGGCGCGTACAGGTTGAACGCTTTAATAACGGCGTCGCGTAGGTCAAAGATTGCCAGGTCCTGCTCGAAATTACCGGCCTGATCGTCCATATATTCGTGGATCAGGTGGAACTTAACACCTATATCGGCGGTACTGTAGCCTTCGCCCAGCGGACCCCATTGCACATCGGTAAGTATCTCGACAAAATTAGCCGGTTTGGCATACGCCACATACTGGCCATCCCGTTCGTGTTCTACCTGGTTATTCCATACACGTACAGTTTGGAAAAGCGGGACCTGGTTAATATCCAGCATGGCCCGCGCCTTGCTCATTATGTCCACAATGGGGTCCTTAATGCCTGCCATTAGTTTGCGAATTTTGTGTTAATACCGTTTTCCATATACTCGAACTTTATCGTATCGATCTGGGCCTTTGAACCCTCCAGGACCAATACACCCTCCCAGGTCAGCTCGACCATAGGGTCCCATTGCTGGCCCTGCCTGGCCATTAATATCTTAACACCCTCGACGAAATTCGCATAAGCGGACGGTTTAAGTCGAACGGCTGTAACATACCTGGTTTCTACTTTTTTGGCGTGCGCCACGGCCTCGGCCACGATATCGATCGCATTGTTATATGTGCGTTCCCAATCACTTAACTGGCGTGGTGGGTTTCCCCTACCTTTTAAAAGCTCTGTCGACATATTTTTTAATGATTTTTTTGTTTGTTTTGTCCATTTCTTTACTGTTTCCCATAAATTGGCGCTTTGGCATCATGCCGCCGTTTCTCATTTTCAGGCCCTCATTATGTATAGCTGCATATGGCAGGTCTACACTAAAACGTATACGGTTTGGAGTTACGGATTTTAAAGAACTGTTAACGGCACGCCTTAACGATCCCTTACCGACAAGGATCGGCCGCGTACGGCGACGCAATCCTTTCTTTGCTGGATACTTATACGCCTTTGTACCTGGTATCCGGCGTTGAACTTCCTGCCATTTATGGCCATCGAAACCTGAACGCTTGAACGATTGCAGGAAATAGTTTTTATTAGCCATAGCAATCTCCCGCATCATGTTCGTGCTGCCTTTCTTTATGTCCTCACCAATCAGATCGAATTTAAAGCGGTCTGCCATTAGTTAAATAGATTAGGGTCGATTTTGAAATCGTCGGGATTATCTCCCAGGCATTGCTTTGTCAGCCGGTCGATATACTGGGCCTGCAACTTTGGATTTTTCCCGACTGCTTTCTCGGCCATTGCCACGATCTGCCTGGCAAAATGCTTTTGCAGCGTATTCAAGGCGTTAACCATAACGATCGGATGTACGCCATTAGTTTGGCAGTCCATCCCGTGAATATTGGCCGGTATTATTACTACTGCTTTATTCATGGATATTTATATGTCTTTTTCGGATAGGTCCACGTACCACCTTTATCTCCCTGGGCGGTGTATTCAACGCTATACCTGTTAGATGTGCCTGGCGTTTTATTCCAAAATACTTGTAAATCCACTCGGTTGCCACGCCATGCCTTTGTAATTATAGCAGGCAAAACCGCGCTACTGCATTCTTCCACATCGTTGGGTCCTGTGATATACCATACAGTGCATCCTACAAGCTCAATAGGATCGGGGTTTCCATGCTGAGGTTCACCAAATATACTAGCGGCACCCATAGGCTGGTTAAATGCTTTGGCCGCTGCCGCTGTCCATTCCTGCGCCCTTGTAACCGGCGTGCTTTTTCTCCTTTCCTTTATGCAATGCGCCAGCGCCACGATGGCATCCTCCAGCGTTTCGCCTGCGCCGGTTAAATCCACCGTTTTGTCGTCACTAATTATTGTAACCCTGATCGGGTTGGTTGCTCCTGTGTTCTGGTAGGCGCTTATACGATTGTAAAGATTGTGTTGCATGTTTGTCTATTTTATTGGTAAACCGAAATTTTCCTTTGCGAAATCCCGATCAGATTTTGGTACGGTTGCAAAATACGGGTGTTTGTTTGTGTATATCTGTTCTGTGATCCCAGGGTTTGACAAGAAAACCGGGTTCATTAACTCGGTCGATCCAGTAACCAGAGCGGCCAGCTCATCCTTATCAGTAAGTTTCGCGTCGTCTGTCGTCAATTGCACCACGATACAATAACAATTATAATGGTTACACGGATATATTTTACGCCATATAGGGCTATCCACTGGCGCCGTAATCCCGTCGAGCGGTTTGCATATCCGGCAGGCGTCGCCGATCGTGCTATATTTCAGGATCGGGAATAATTGCGCATCCTCCCGTATAATCTGCCACTGTTTCGCCTGGTGTGTTTGCTGCTGAGCTGTATTAACCTCGGCATCCTCCCAGGTATCATATTGTTTTACCACTGCCTGGGCCTTTGGCTCGTAATCCTTGAAATTAGGGTTTCCTTTCTGTAGGTCCTCCAGGTCACGTACCAGGTTATACGTTTTGGCGCCTGCAAACGCCTGGGCATTCAATCCCAGGTTATCCATAAGCTCCTCAAACCCTTTAGAGTTGCCCATGCCTGTTTTGATGGCGTCCATTAAATCCCCGCGCACGCTGTTATAATACGGCTTTGGCAGCTTATGGCGCGTGGTTGTACCATTGAACACGTCCAGTATTATCTTATCAGTGTTTGGCATACAGGTCGTCCATCATGTTTCTTAACTTTTTGGCGTCGGGTTTCTTATCGGCTGGCGCTTTGTCGCCAGGCTTTGCTCCAGGTTCGGCTGGCTCGTCACCATCTGGTTCTGGCGCCTCCTCGATCGCTTCTGTTTCTATGCCTGTGCGTTCTTGGAAATATTTGGCAGACATTCCCAGTCCTGCTGTTTTCATTGTCTGGGCAATCTGGGCGGTAACTAAATTATTTTTATCCTCCCGCTCCCGTTGTTCCACTTGTTCGTCGTCGTTATCTAATACCCACTCCCATCCTTCGGGAATACGAAAACCTAAATCCCTCAACCTGGGCAATAATTCCCGGTTAACGATCGGCTGAATGAAACGGCCATCTTTAGTTTGCTTGTCGCTCAGTGCTTTTGCCACGGGTGAATTATCACCATCCTGGCCTGCACCTAATTTGCCTGGCGTACTGTCCAGCGCATCGGCGTGGCCCAGGATCACCTTACTAACGAATTTCTGGCACCTCATTTCTAGGTTTTCATATCCTTTCCATCCCGTGCCGCCTAGGGCAGTCTCCAGGAAAGTTATTTCGTCGTTCGGATCGATCACGGCGTAACCACTCGATCCCATCGATTGTAGGGCGGCTTCCATTTCGGCACGTTCGGCCTCATTGGTTTTACTGGTTTTACCAACGCGATACGGCTGCGCATACAGCTCAACAAAATCGCTGTTATATCCCAGGACATTACGCATAATGATCTCATATAGGGCAACCTTGTACAGATAACCGAAACCACATTTACCCACACCGTGCTCGGTGGGAGTTTTTACGTATATGTGCCAGGGTTTGTATTGTGGGTCGTTCCAGCTCAGGCCGTCCAGGGTGTACACTAGGGAACTAACGTTTTCACGATCCGGCGACACGTTCCAGCGGCGTATAAGATTAACGCCTGTCATTTCGCTATCGACAATATCGCCGAGAGATATAAGCGAATAACCGAACGCCAGGGCGTCCAGCGCATAGGTAAGAAAATCATTGAACCAGGTAAACCCCTCGAACATGGTTTTAAGCTCGACATTTTCCGGCCGTATGCCATCTTTATCTGGAGGTCCTAAAAACTTGTATTTACGTAACAATGTCAAATCGCGGCGGCGATCCATTGCGGACCAAATATGTCCGTTCAGGATCGTGTCGATATAAATACGCTGCATACGTACACGGTGGGGATACCAGGCCATTTCCGCCTCCTCGATGGCGCGACGCCATTCTGCAATGTCCTGGCGTAAACGCTGGAGCTGAACCGGCGTAATAAAATTGGTAAGGTTACGCTTAACCGCTCCCGGCGTCAAATCCTGGCCGGTTGCCTGGTTAACGCTTTGGTTTGCCTGCTGTGTGGCTGTCGCCTGGGTGACCGGGTAATAATACGACCGAATCCTGGCAATGTCTTTTATCGACTTCATTATAATTTAACTAATTGATCGTTACACAATAAGGTCATGTATTCCATGCCCTCGACATTTTTATGGGCCTTATATGGCTTCCGACAAATAGGACAAATACAATTGCCATCGGCCCGATGCCATTCTCCCAGGTCCATCTTTATGCTTATTTCCTGGATAACTGGTGTTGTACTTTCGGAAAACTTTTTTATCAGTGTATCCATTTAGTACGAATTAATGTTTTTAACATTACCGCCGAAACGAACGCGGTCGCCGCTCTTTGGCTGGATCAATGGCAGTTTTATGTTTGTAGTGTCGCCATCTGCAAATCCCTTTAACTTTTTGATGCTGTCGTCGTAATTCTTTACGCGTAGTTCTGGGATGTTACGCGGCGCGATCCTGTCATGTATGTAGTATAGCGTAATGTCCACAACGGCCTTAATTACCTGTTTGCTTCGTGGATCATTGGCCACCCATTTGGTAGCGTCTGTTATCTGCACGCCGGTTGCGATCGCATAAGGAACGCCAACGCCCCAGTATTGCAGGCCATTTACGGGATCGTCAGGAAATATATTGCCCTTTGGAACGGCTGCATATGAACCAAATTGTAGCGCAAGTTCCTGGCTCATGCTGCCGGTCGGTATTCGGCAGGTGTAAGTTTTATCTTTCCAAAGTACCACGTCGCCAATCTTGTACGCGGTCATGTATTGAAACTCTGGAGCTGGCAGTTTTGGCGTGTAAATGGTGTACTGTATGCCGATCAGGTCCCACTGGGCCGCATTGAAGGCGCCAGCGACTATATTGGTATTTGCACGGTAAACATTCAGGTATTTGGCCGTGGGGCTGGTGGCATACGTAACATATGCACCCGTGGCGTAGGTTGCTGCACTGGAGAAAAGTGGACCGTCAATGTATACGCGGTCGAATGCCTGGTACTGTTCGTTAATATTCCACGGGTTTACGTCCTGAAACTCCCGTGATATATCGTATTTCTGTACTAAATGGCTTTGCGCTTCCTCGACGGCGGTTTCCACGGCATCCGCCAGGATCGTATCGTCACTACCGATTATAGCCTGGAGGTTATCGGCCTGTATAGTTTTTTTGTAATCTTTAGGGGTAAGATAGGACATACAAATCAGGGTGTTTTAGTTTTCGCAAAGGGATCGAGTTTATTAGGCTCCCATCCGTCGGGCATTACCTGACCTGTTTGTAAGTCCACCCAGGGACCAAATGCGCCACATACGTACCTGGGTTTGAATGATTTTTGTTCGGCCTCGGTCATATCTCGGACCGTGCCGTCTGCATTTCGGCAATAGCCGTATACGGTATCCTTTAGCTTTAACGACATACAAATCAGGTTGAGCAGCGATAAAGTTAATACGATTTACCCAGCAAACTAAAAATATTTTGCGCGTAATACTCGACGTATTACATTAATTGTAAAAACAAAGCCCCGGTAAGACTACCGAGGCCGATGTTCTTCTATATTATACGCCTGCTATTATTATTCCCTGTCCCCGGTTTAAAACAAATGTAGGAAACGGTTTTATCTTTTTATTACGGGTTCCCGTAAATGGTATTAATAGTGGTTTTTAGACACGTTTTTGCCCACTTTTGGCATCCGCTTTTTACCACCACGTAAATACTTTTGATATTCATCGGCGAAATTGTACGTAATTACGTACCGTTTGGCATCCGATGGGTGGCCGTACTTTTCGTACGTCACGCCGGTGACCTTGTTCTTTACTTTTAGCTTTTTGATCGTGCCGTCGCTGTCTTCCGGCGCGTATTGATAGTCGTCGATGCTTTTCTCACATTTCCGGTTTATAAGGATCGCCACCTCGGTTGCCTGGCGGTAACATTGGTTTATAAATCCGCCAGATTGCACCACCGATGGGTTAACCGATTGTATCCGACGACGCGGGTTGTAGTCCTCCAAATACTCCTCTATCTTTGTGAAAAAGTTAACGCCCTTTTCCTCTTTGGTATCCTCTTTTATGCTGGTCCGGTCGCCACCGATAAACAGACCGGAGACCCTGGCCTGTGGGTAACGCTTGCGAAATTCCCGGCATACAGCATGTACGCGGTTATTTGGATCGGGTAGACATATTTCGTCTATCTGCACGGCCAGGTATTTCTTTTCCAGGACCCACTCATGGCCGCCCGCGATAAGTTTCTTTTTGATGTATACCATGCGCGGCTGGCTGTATAGCTGCCACACCAGGCAGGTCAGATATGGATTAACGTTTTCATCCCAGGATAAAAAAATGGGTTGCCGCTCCTCCCATCCGATATCGGTGGTACAGGTAGCCGCTTTAAAATCTTTCCAAAACTCGGCGCCGGTTCTGATCTTTCCCCACAATCCCAGGCCATACACGTTATAGTAGTCCGGGTCATTGATACGGTCGTTTTCCATATCGTCGATAACGTGCTGGTCCACGAACCCGCCGACGCGTTTGCCATCCTTCCATTTTCCGACGATCCACCAGTTATCGAGGTAATTAGTGCGAAGTATAACCGTGTTACCTTTGTCATTTACCTGCACGCCAGCGATCGATGTATCCACAAGTTTGCCCTCGGCGTCGACGAACATACCGCCGTAGTTATCGCCTACCAGAATATCGATTAGCTTCTCTTTGTCGAATACGTCTTTTTTGATCCAGTGCTCCTCGCTGATCGGGTTAAAGAGGCAAACGATCTGCTGACCGATCCGGCCGCGTAATCGCTTCCTGATCTGGCGGAGGTCGTCCTTGTCAAACTCGCTGATCTCCTCCAAGATTATACGCTTAAAACCACTTATACCCTTTACTTTTTCCGTACTGTCCAGGCCACGGAAACGAATAAAGGCGCCGGTGTGTTTGCACTCTATGTAATTCGTTTGACAAATGAAGTGGTCGGACAATCCCCACGATTTTATAACGGTGGTAAAATCACTGTAAATACTATCGTATATGTCCGTGGCGTGCTTTCTGAATACGCACGCCGTTTCGTCTGAAGATTGCAGCATTTTATAAACGAGTAGCTGCACTACGCTGTATGTTTTAGATGCTGACGAGCCGCCATACGCCCAGATAAAGCGTATACGCGGGTTATCAAATAACACGCGAAGTATAAAGAATATTTTGTTAAACAGGCGTCGCTTGAACTTAAACCGGATCGTCTGCTTTTCTTGGGTTAATGGATTCATCGGGTGTAAATTCAATAGGTACTAATATTCTGGATATCGGCGTAGGCCATACTACGGTTATGGTCATTGGGCCGGTATTCCAGTCGATTGTTATTTTAGGCTCCATTATGATTAATTGTATAAATGACAAATAAAGCCACCAGACTAATGGCCACCTATATATCCTCCTCGTCCTCAAGGTTATCGAGCGCGTCCAGGTCCTCGTCGGGCACCTCGATCGGCTCGGCCGGTTGTTTATCGTCCTCGTCGTCGTCCACTATATCCACAATGATCTCGACTTTAGTTTGTTTCTGGGCGTTATCTTTTTTGTATTCGCCCAGGTGTCTAAGTATCATATCGCTGGCTTTTTCCCTCGGCGCCAGCTTTATCTTTTTTGTGACGCCTAGCTTTTGTCCTCCTACCTCGATCTCATCGACCTCAATGGATATGATCGCCCGGCGGATATGTTCAGGCATTTCATGGACTGGTAGTAAATCGCCGGTAATTGGGTGATACATTTCGGCCGGATCGGCAAACGCCATTGCGCCAAGTTGGTCCAGCGTTTTCTCCAGGGATATGCCAGTTTTTGCGCTGGCGTTTGCACGAATTTCGGCTATACGACTAATGATTTTAGCATTTTTTAGCATTCTGGTGGCGGCGACTGCTGCACCCTTTGGCGGATATCCTGCGCGTATAGCTGCATTAGTCTGGTGAAAATCAATGCAGTATTCACGACAAAATTTGTCCTGTTTTTCAGATAATCGGGCCATAGTGTTTACGGATTATTGGTATAAAGATACTTTTAAACTCGTCAAGTGTGTAAAAACCGTAACCATTTCCGCCATCTTGCTGCAAAATATCCACGAAATCGAGCTGTTTATCGTGTATTTTATCCGGTTTTATCTTTGCATCGAAACCGTAATTGCAGGCTGGTCGATCCTCTAGGGTTTCGTCGGTGTATGCTGGCGCCATGAAAAATAAATCCAGCGCACCAGACTGTAAACCGATCGCTTTGGCCTGGGATATACGTTTAAGGTGGTTTTGCTTTGGCTCTTTTATTACGTACGGCCGCTTACCAGGTACTTGAACAGTCCAGGAAATAGGTTTCAACTCATTTAGCACGGCGAACAATCTGCCGCGTATTTGAGGGAATGTATTATGTGCCCAGGTAAATGCCTCATACTGGAGGCGGTCATGTGTGATTTGTTGCTCGTCTGTCATTTTGTTGTTATTCGGGTTGATGATGAAATGAGGACGTAACGCGCACCTGGATAAAGTTGTGTTATTTGTCCATTTGCACACGGTTCCGTTTTCGCCAGGACTGTATGGTTAAAATATACGGTTCCTGGCTTTTGTATGCTATATGTAAAGGCATTTAGTTCTCCGACCCATTTGGCCAGCTCCTCGGATTTGGGTTTTCGGGGCATTTTATTGGTATTTGTTTTCGTAGTGAACAAAATAATATCTAGCTACTTTTTCAATCTTTGAAATGTATAATGCGCCTGGCGGAAGTTCAAAATCCATTTCGATCCTAATAAATTTTTCCTCAGCCCATTTTTCAATCGTTAACCCTTTTTTCAGTTTTCCATTGATTAAAACCCCTGGTCTAAACTGTTCTTTTTTTTGCTCATAGTAGTGTAACTTTTTATATGAAATGATAATCAAAAACTTGTAATTAACTAGGTTACACTGGTTACACTGAATTTTGCGTTTTTCAAACTTTAATAGTAATTGTGTAATTATCGATAATATATTTATATTTCTGTTTAATACTTTAAACAAATCCTATAAAAAAAAGTAGTGTAACTAGTGTAACCTTTCTTATATCGTTTTGGTTATCAAAGGTTACACTTCGTAATACGCGAAATAAAAAACATCGTAACCGAGTGTAACCAGTGTAACCTTAGAACGGCGTCCCAACGTCCGGCGGTGTCCATCCTTCCAGGTTATTATTTTTGGCTGGGTTGGCACCGCCAGGTAACGGTAATATACCCACGCGTTTCTCGATCACGTAATATACACGGGTGGTTTTGCCGTTTAACTTCCGGTGATCCTGGACAAAACCGATACGCTTTAATTCCTGGCCGATCTTGTTTAGCGCACAACGCTGGCCGCTCATGCGGTCGATATATTCCTTAATGGCGCTGGCGCTCATTTCTGTTACCCCGAAATCATTGGGGTTCTTTGGAACTTCATAATACTTTTGAATCAGCTCAAACTCCAAGCTGTAATCGATAAACTCGTCGTTACCGTCGGCCAGGCGGTCGATATCCTGTTTTACCACCGAACAATCGAAACCGTCGTAATACATGCGGAAAACTTCAGCCCATAAGGCATTTCTGTCGATGGCGTTTATGGCGGCCCAGTCGATCTCCTTAACCTTGAATGGCAGGATACGACGGTTACCGGATGTATCGGAAAGGACGTTATCCTCGTTACACGTAGCGCCGAGCAAACACAAGCGGCGTAGGTCCTCAATACCGTGACCGTAAGGTCGGCGGATACTAAACGTTTCTTTATCCGTGGTAGCTTTAAATTTACGCTCCTCACGTTTGCCCATGCCGCCAAACTCGTCGTCGATAACGAGTATTTTCTGTGTCATAAGGATATCATCGTCCTTGTTATTGCCAAGTGTTGAACTTTCTGCGTAATAATCGACTGGATGGCGCCAGGCTTTAGGTAATAGCTGCCGGAAAATTTCGGTTTTTCCTTTGCCTATAGGTCCGGTAAATGTAAGAACCAGGGGGCGCTGTCTGTAGTGTATGCAGCTTACCAGGGCTACCAGCCATTTGTTACCGAAATAAACCATTTTGTCCCAGTCGCCCTCGATATCGATACAGCGCCAAAACTTCATTATTTCGTCGTTGTACGGGCGGTCCTGGTTAAACTCCCACCACTCCATAAATGGGTTATACGTCGGCGTAAAATCGCTATCCAGTATTTGCTTAAACAGTTGGAAATTCAAATCGTCGAACACTTTTTTACACATCAGGAACATGGTGTTAAGTTTAGGGTCGTTGATAGGGACCCCCGCGTCCTCGATCTTTAATGTGATGGCGTTGCGACGTAACGAGTAGGTGGATCGTAACCATAGGACAATGTTATCGATCATGGTTTCGCCATCCTCATGGAAATTATGGCCACTGTCAAAAGCCTGGGCGACGATGTGCTCGCAATCCTGGCGGGCGATCCCCTCGAACTTTTCCAGGTTAGCGATAATTTGCTCCTTACCTAATCCCGATTTTTTCATGGACGAGGTGGCGGCAGTGATCTTTTTAGTTTTTTCGCTGGTAATGTTAATACCAGCCAATTTCGCATAGTAGTAAATTGTAGATAGGGTGGCCTTATTCCCGTTCCAAAGGTCCTCATGTGCCATTGCCAGGCTGTACTGTTTATCGCACACGGATGGGTCATATTTTGCCGAAATTGCGCTCAGATTGTGGAAATACTGGCGCCCGGCTTCGCCGAACCGATTGCAGAGCGCGAAACAAACCTTTAACCAGTCGCGGTAATCTTCGCAGCAATTGACGCGGCGCTCTATTATCTGCCTCACCACGTCGTCGAACTCGGTTTTAACGAATACGACCGGCGCGGGTTTCTGCTTTTTTTCCTTTGGTAAATATTTTTTGAAAACCTCGGCTTTCTCGTTCAGGTACATATGCGGGTCGAACGATATAAACCTGGCACGACTTTTATTTATACCTGTAGGGTCCACGGGCTGCTTATACCGCTCCAGGTAATACTTAGCCAGGCCCAGGTAGGCATCCCGGTGATGATCCGGGTCGATGCGTACCACTACACAAACGCCAAAACCTGAAATACTGGTAAATGCCGCGTATGTGTATTTATCCTGGGCCACAAGCGCCTTGAACGCTTCCACGTTCGTTCCCAGGTCGTCAATATCCACACCTATAAAACCACTATGCTGAACCAGTTTGTCGTCAAAGCGCGGTGAAAATGTGCCGGAAAGTGTCACGCTCGGCGCTATGCGTTTTTTAAGTTCGTCCCTTTGTTTTTTGTCTTTGGTGGCCCTGATCGGGATAACGATATCCTGCCAGGTGCCCTCCCTTATGCCCTCGAAAAAAATGTCAATCGGTATAACTTCCGTACTTTCTACCTCATGGATACGGTTATACACGGAAAGGTTCGGGTAGTTCATGCGCTACTTTATCAGGTTTTCAAATCGGTTATGGGTCAAATCAGACGTTAAATGTATGAATTAAATAGATATCTGGGTTATGCGCTTTTCTGCCTCCTTAATTTCAAAACCCAGGTGTAACGCTTGCATTTCATAACATTCTAAATACCAGCCATTGCGGGAATATTGGGCTGATTTATTGGGGTATTTTAAAATTCGGATGCCAGTTAGTCCTTTCTCGGCTGCTGCCCTCACCAGGATATGGTTTTTACTGTGTGTTGGATGCAGGTTAATTTTAGGAGTGTAAACTTTTAAGGTCGCCATGTAGGATACTTTTGTTTAAGTTGTTTATAAAGGTGTTCCTTTGCTCGATCTCGATACCAGTCGTTATACGTTTTACCGCTTTCGTTTGCCCATTCCTGGGCTTTGACGTGGTACTGTTCCAGTATGTACTCGGCATCCTGATCGGTCATATTCGGGATAAAGTTTTTAGCCTGGTCCGCTAGGATCGTACCGATACCTAGGAAAATGGCATGTTCCTTTCGGGTCCGGTTTTTCTCAATTACTGCCTTAACGTCTATACCTTTGGTAACGGCAACAAATTCGCCGATCGGTCCCTCGGGTGCGCGTTCTTTTTGCGGCCATTCATATCCACAATGGGGGCAGGTGCGCGTTTGCGCTGGGACGATGGCCTCGCACGCTGGGCAATCCTTAACGGGTGGGACCGCTTTCTTTTCACTGGGTTTTGGAGGATTGAAAAATATTTCCCGCCAGTCCCGACTGTCGCACCAATCGCCATGAACTAGGGCGTTTGCACCCATATCGATAATAGTAAACGCGGTTTTGTACTGGTTAAGTAATTCATAAAAGAACGGCCTGGACCCACGCCCGCACATTTGCAACCATTTCGACAAGCTCATGGTGGCACGATTAACTATAACCGTTTCGATACTCGGCTCGTCAAATCCAGCGGTCAGGATATCAACATTACAGAGGATGGCGCCCGGTGTTTTCTCGAACCATTCCAGGGTGGCCTTACGATACCCTTTACCATACTCCTCGTCGCTTTTGGCATCCAGGTGGCGTACGTCGTATCCGCGTGCCTTGAACTCGGCCATAACCAGTTTGCTATGTGCTCGGTTAATATTGAATACAATGGCCTTTGTCCCTTTAGTGCCATACTTTTTATTTTCGTACGCATCGACGACGCCCTTTATGTACTGTGGTTTCGAGAACTGGAGCGCCATAAGTCCCTCGTCGTAATCTTCGCCGCCACGATCTGCAATAAGGTCGGAACGGTCGACGTGCTCCTTTGGGACGAACGTTACATTTTGAACCAGGCCGCGCTTTGGTTTGGTTTTGTTTAACTGGATCAGGTCGGGAATGTCTATACCACATACGATATCCTGGTAATAGTCTTTTAATGGATGTTTTTTACTACTTGTCAACGGGGTGGCAGTAAATCCGATTATCTTAGCATGTTGGAAATACTTATGTATCTTATTGAAATGCAGGTAATGGCATTCATCAATAATAACCAGGCCCACCTTATCGGCAATTTTAGCGATCCGCTTGTTAACGGTTTCGATCATACCGACATAAACCTGGGCGTCGGGTATATGCCTCATGCCTGCCACAATTGGCTGGGCAATCACGCCGAAACCCTTGTACAAGGTTTTCCTGGTTTGTAGCAATAATTCCCGGCGGTGTACCAGGATCAGTACGGCGCCACGTCCCGGATGGGAGCTATACCGCTGACTAATCCCAGAAAATACCACCGTTTTACCTCCTCCTGTAGCTAACTGATAAACGATTTTCTGTACACCTGCCGCCAATTTAGCGGCGGTTTCCTGGACCCCGCGCTCCTGATATTGTTCTAGTTCGTACATTGTCCGTTTGCGTTGGCTATTTTGCGCTCGTTTTCTTGTATTTTGGACTGTAAATTTAGCCGGTCGATCTCGGCAGCGATCAGCGCGCCAGCAATAACGAGGCGCTGGACATAAGTTTTTCCCATCATGTGCTCGACGACGCCACGGTCCCAGTTATCTGGCGCCATTGAATACTTATGGTGGATTAGGGCGTCCGCCATCATTATAAGCTCATTATTGCCGTTATTTGCGATATCCATTAGAATCGTATGGCCTTTGTTGATAACCTGATCCATGCGCTCCTCGGCGATCAGCTCGTCGCCACTTTTACGCGTATCCACGCCTGTGTCGTATGGTTTGTCGTTCATTGATTATAGTTTTATGGGTGATTTTACGCGGTCGGAAACTTCATTGAATTTTCGGACAATAGCGGCCTGGAGGTTGATATCTGACCGATAACATAAAAGGTCCAGATAAATAACTATGTCGGCAGCCTCTTTGGCGATCGCCTCGGTAAATGGTCCTTCGTCGCCACGTTCCTGTTTTTTTATAAGGTTGCAAAGTTCGCCCGTTTCTCCAGCTAATGCCGTGGCCCAAAATGTAATGGGCAAATCGTGTACGGTATGCCCAAATGCTTTACAGCGTTCGGGATTTACGCGGCGTAGGTCGCCCAGAATGTTGCGTTCTTTATTTGGGCGGTATGGTTGCTTATCCAGTTTTTTATCATTACGACTTATAAGTATGGCAGATAAGCATATACCTAATAATAATCCAATAGAGAAAACGATAAAAATTAAAGCGTACATTTGAGTTTGTTTTGTTTGTTATGGAAATGGTAAGTCGTCGGGCGCCGGTTCGGCGGAAGGTGTCCAGGTGACGATATCCCAGGACCTTGTGTCGACATTGTAATCAACATATTTAACACCTTTGGCGGCATTGTCCTCAATGGTCAGCGGTCTGATATTGCCATCAATGTATCCCAGTTCATTGATTATACAGTCCACCGAGGCGTCGCCCTTGTGTTTGCCTTTAATTGCCAGGTAACCAGTTTCGTCACACCACTGGACCCAATACTCGAAAGTTAAACCGAAATGCTTACCGCGTCGTCTGGCATTCCTGCGGAGCACCCCAAACCAGTAACGATACGGTGCTTTTTCTTTTCGGTGTTGGTGCTCACATTTATAACAGTACCGGCTACGTTTTGCTTCCCGGCGGCAGTATTTTGTTTGACACTTCGCCATAAATCAGGGGTTAAAAATGCCCGCGTGTTGGTTGATGGCA